ATACATGGTTCAAAGCTTAGATGCAGCTATCGGTAAAATCTGGTCAGTAGCAAAGCCAGGTTATCGTGTAGCAGAAGACATCACTTTGAATCGCCCTCTTTATAATGACATGACACTATACGAAGGATGGAAGAATGTTTCCATTGCTGAACGTAAGCGCCTTGATAGTGTCATTCGCAAAGGTATCGCTGATGGTATCTCTGAAGCAGAAATTGCTTTAGAAGTTCGTAAAGGTAATGTGTTTAATATCTCCAGGACTCAATCTCTGGGTCTGGTGAGAACTGCAATGACATCTGTCGTTGTACAATCAGATCATGAGGTTTATAAAGCAAATGCAAAAGCTCTTCAAGGGTGGCAATACGTTGCGGTTCTGGACTCGCGTACTACGCCTATCTGCGCTCATCGTGATGGGACTGTGTATCCTATATCAGATACTAAGCATCTTCCTCCAAGTCATTGGAACTGTCGTTCTACTACTGTGCCTGTTGTGTATAGTTGGGCTGATCTTGGGAAGCTGGAAGGTGTTGCACAGATTCGGAAACGTAATCTCGAAACGCTAACTGATGAACAGAAAGCCTTCTATGATGGTCAAACACCACTCAAAGAGTCGTACCAAGACTGGCTTCTTCGTCAGCCTATTAATGTACAGCTTAGACATCTTGGTGATACTACTAGACTTGAGTTATTCAATTCTGGCAAGCTGACTCTTGACAAGTTTACTAATGATAAGGGTAGCTCAATTGGTATCAAAGAACTCAGACAGCTCACAAACGATGCCTTTGTCGTCCCTGGAGACACTACACGATTTGCTAATGCTAAGGAAAAGCTTGATACTCTTAAGCTCGGAGCTTCACGCCCAGATGAAATTATCAACAGCAAAGAATTACAAGCTGCTCTTAAAGAATACTACATTCTGCAAAATGGAGACCTAGACGGTACCTTGTCGCTTACAAGTTATCGAGGCACTTTGATTGGCAATAAGAAAGCTACTAAGAACCGAGTTCTGAACAGCCCTCCGAGAGAAGAGAATCTGAAATATAATCCTGTTACAGGACGTTATGATGATTCCCGTATCTATCAGCCATCTATCGATGCCCTCGAGAATAATCTCCGTCAAGTAACCGAATCAAAGATCCTGAAAGATGAAGATAAGAAGTTCATTACTGACTTTGTGAATGGCTTAGCAGGTAGTGTAGGTACTAACGAGCAAGCTGTTATCAGTGATAATCTGCGTATTACATTCGGTCGTTTCCGTGAGAACAAAGAGCCTTGGGTGAATCTTAAGGCCGTTCTTAATGGACAGATGAAATTTGATGTAATGAATACTTCTGACTACATTGAAACTCAGCTTCGTAAGGACGGTAACCTTCTGCTTCGTTTGAAACAAGATAACTACATTGATCCTGTTCTTGGTACTGTTCAGCTACAAGGACTCTCTGATGATTTCATTGATAACATTCGCCTAAGAAACAAATGGGAAGATACAGTAGCACCGAAGATTGCAAAAGAACTTCGTAATGTACTGGATCATAAAATCCCATTAAAGATTAGGACAAGGATTAAAGATGATGACATTGCTGCTTTTTACCTTCGATTTGCTAATCGCTTATCTGTTGCTGATTCGCCTGAGAGGGACCAGTTGGCTGTCAGTCTTGGTCGTGATCTTTACAATTCTGCTAACTGGCGGGGTAGCCGTAATGAGTGGTACAAGTTAGGTCTGAAGCTGCTTGATGATGCTGATAATAAAGGTTTCTACAAGAAGGTTTCAGTAATGGTTCAGAAGCGACGTATGAAGAGTCGTCTGAGCAATTCCTACTTTGGACCTTACTACGATTCAGTGTCTGTGAACTTGCAGATTATTGATCCTCGTATTCAAGAGTACTCACAGTTAGTTCGCAAGGTTGATGTGGGACTTCGTCTTGGTGTTTCCGCAGAAAAGAATAAGTTGTATATCCGCAAGGGGTATAAGACATACTTCACTAAGAATGGTATTCTTGGGTATGAAGATACTCGTATACCAATTACCTCTACTAGTTCCTTCTCAGATTTCCCTGAAGAGCTGGTGGATGATACCTTGGCAGATGCTCTCAATTGGGCATCAGAAACAAAGTACAAAGTGGATCCTGAGTTTCATGACTTTATTGAAAAGCTTCTTTTCTTTGAAGATGACAAAGGCAAGGCACAGTACTATCATGGCTTGAATCAATATCGTAGTTACATTGCTGAACGTGGCGATGCATACGAAAGATTTAAAGCTATGAAGTGGTTACGTGAAGATAATACAGCATTCTCTAACGCTGCTTTCGTAGATCACCGAGCTCGTATTTATGATCGTGGTATGATTTCTCCTCAATCAGGTGAGACATTCCGACCATTCTTGAATACGGCTGCTGAACAGAACTTTTCTCCTGAAGAGTTCGATAACCTTCAAGATCAGATTGGTGCCTTCTTGGGTGGTCTCTCAGACCAGTTCGAAGGGCGCTACAACTCGTTATCCATCCTTGGTCGTCAAAAGATCGCGGAGCAATGGAGAGATGAGTTGGTCAAGATAGGAAATCACATGCTCCGGGCTAAGCCGAATGATATTCGTGCTGTACTGGAGAGTGAGTTCATGGCAGCAATTGATGGCGAAGAGCAAGGTAAGGCCATGCGATTTGCTATTGAGATGGCTAAAATAAATAAGTATCTGGACGGTAATTACAGTGAGTTAAGCTTGTCTCGTCTTAACAACTATAAAATCTCTGTAGCTCTAGAGCAGGATGCTTCCTCTTCTGGTGCTCAGATTATCGCCCTGACAACCAAGAATAAACAGCTTGGTGAGCTATCCAATGTAGTTCCAACCAACCAGAAACAAAGGTTGTATGATGAGATTGCAGCTGCTACTTACCATGATCCTCGATTTGTTGAACTGAACCAAAAGCTTGGTTTGACAGAAAAGGATTTGAGGAAGGCAGCTAAGGCTCAAAATATGGTTACATTCTATGGTGCTGGTGAAAGAACTGGTATCATGAACGTTGAAGCTAAATTGGCTAAAGTGTTGGGTAAGGATCCCGGTGTATTAGTTGTGAAGGCTGCAGATCGAGATAAAGTATTGAATGAGATTTCAGCTCGTATGGCACGATATGAAAAATTCGATCCTGATATGTATGATCAGCTTAAGCAGCTGAGACAAGATATTAAGGATGTCTTCAATAAAGGTCAACAACCTGGTGATGATATAATGGAGCAGTTGTACTTCTTGGAACCTAAGAAGAAAGACTTAGTAGACAAACTTACAAGGCACTATGACAATGTAATCACTCCACAAGACTTCTCAACCATAGCTAAAATTATGAGTGAGAACCTTGCAACGCAGGTGCCTATCTTGAAGGACTTCACTAAGTTCTTTGGTAGGCTAGCAGAAGACTACGTCACATACGCTAATCCTGCAGATAGTAAACAAACAGCTTTGGAATTCATTGAGAGTAAAGTGCTGAAAGAGCGTAAGGATAATCCTCCTGATATCTTAAAGCGCGTACCTGGATGGAACCCAAACAACGGTCTTGCAGAACTGCTATATGGTATTCGTAAAGAAAAGTTACCTAAGAAATGGACTAACATCCCTTGGGCTAACTTTGATGAGAAAATCATAGAGCAGAATTTCACACAAGTCTTCGAGGAGAAACTGACTTATCAGGATTCGAATGGCAGATGGGTGACGAATATCTTGCAGATACCACAAAAGACCGATCCAACATTCTGGGAAGAACTTACCAATAAAGAAGGTAAGATCAATGATATTGTTGATGCCCAGAAAGCAAGAACGGCCTTTGCTGTTAATGGCAATCACTCTAATGATGCTGTAATTGTTAAGAAGTTTCATTTATGGGGTAAGGAGAACGGGATTCCGACTTCTACTATTCATGATGCATTCTTTACTAATGCTGCAGAGTTACTGAAAGCCAGAGCAGCATTGAGAGAAATTTATGGTGAGCTTATTGATACAAATCCTATTGAGGCAACTCTGAAAGAAATGTATATGAGAGGCTTACCAAAGGAAATCTATGATAAATATTTGAACGAAGCAATGGACATTGGCCTTATACCTGTGGTTGGTCGGTCTAAAGTGGGTGGTCGAATAATGACTCAAGATGACATCCTGACAAAAGAACAAATTCTTGCTCCAATCCCTGATGGATTTAAATCTAACAGATCGTGGTACGGAATTGGCAAACTAAACAAAAATGAATATGGATGGTAAATAATGATTACGCAAGAGTACTTGACAGAAAACTATCTTTACGAAGATGGTCACCTGTACTCTCTTAGAACTGGTAAGAGGGTTGGTAGTAAGAATGGAGCTGGTAGATGGCAGACTTGTATTAAAGGCAAGTATTACTATTTGCATAGGCTTATATTCCTATACCATAAAGGGTATCTACCAGAAACACCTAATATGGTAGATCACGAAGATACTAATTTGGATAATAACCGAATTGATAATCTGAGAGAAGCCAACCCCACTGAGAGTTCTATTAATCGAGTTGAATTTAACTCTACAGGCTTTAAAGGTGTTGATAACTTTAAAGGTCGCTGGAGAGCTAAGATTCGACATCTTAACAAACATATTCATATTGGTTATTTTGATACCGCTGAGCAAGCATCTGAAGCTTACAATAAGAAAGCTAAAGAGTTGTTTGGTGAATTTTGTAACCTGAACGTATTAAGTAATAAACTGCAGTGAGACTGTGTCTTATTGTATCTGATAAACTAAGGGCTGTGCCCATGAAAGAAATACATGAACACTAAAGATAAATTCCTCGAAGATGGCGTAACCCCTAATCCTCATTACATTCCGCCAAAGGAAGAAACTGAAGAAGAGCGTATCGACCGTCTGGCTGAAGAAAAAGCTGCTGCTGCTCTGGCTGATATCAAGAAGAAGCTGGATAATGCATACAGCTCTCGTGATACAGCTCTCGCTGAAGCTGCTGCTCTGAAGCTGAAAGAGGCAGACGCTGCTAAGAAGAAACTGGAAGAAGAAGGCAACTACAAAGCATTGTATGAGCTGAAACTGCAAGAAGCCGAGGATGAAAAAGCCCGTCTGAAAGCAGAAAAGAATGCCATGGAGACTCGTAATGTAGAGCTGACTCGTGATGCTCAACTGAAAGATGCTCTGGGTAATCTGGTCTTCCGTAGTGGTAAAGCTAAAGATATGGCTTATAATGAGATCGTAACCCAACTCGTTCGTAACGATAAAGGTGAATGGCTCCATAAGTCTGGCGTTGCTATTAAAGATTTCGTTGCAGCTTTTGCTAAAGACGAGGATCAATCTTTCCTGTTCAAAGCCAAGTCGTCAAGTGGTGGTGGTTCGTCTGGCCAAGACCAAACCCCTAATCCTGCCGCTGGTAAATCCCTGTTCAATTTGAGTCAAGCTGAAGT